TTTTTTTATCACTTGACGTTGGTAGGGGTGGGCACATTTTTTGGTAAAGCAGGAAACCTACCGTGGAAACCCTGCTGACGGTATGTCGGACTCTACAGAGAAACATCGATGCAGACGAGTGACTCGAACTTGGTGTCCCACAAAGCACGTGGTATCTTAGGTGCTATGTGGCCATCAGCTTTGCCACGACGATTGACGCGCTTGTAGCCGAGAATCCCGTCACAGACGGAATAATAGCAATCAAGGAGGTCGTTCTCCCAAAGTCCGTAGACCTTGTGCAAGAACGACCCAAACATGTCGGGGTCGATGGTTGCGGCGTTCAGTGTCATCTCGCGCAGTTCGTCCGCAGTGTACTTGTACGCCATAGCCTGATTACGCATATCCAGGTGTGGCGTCTCACTGAGTTGTTGGGCTGTGTCGAGAAGGAGATTTCGGATGCTCGCGACGTGTCGATGTTCATAGGCTGCCGATAGCATTTTGCCAGCCATGTAGTCCTCGTCACTGACCGCGCGGTTGTTATTGGCCCGCACGGGCAACTTGGCAAGGACACGTCCGAATGAGGGTACGGGGTAAGTCTTGCTTACACTGGGCACGAAGCGCTTGCGCAAGAACGTAGCTTCTTCGCGGTGCGCGACCACTTTTCCTTCGCACTTCATGCCCGACTCTTCCGCCACGCTGTCGAAGGCGCTCTTCAACTTCTTTCGACATTGACGCGTGTACGTCAGCTCATCATCCCCGTATACCAGAGTGGTCGATTCCGTGATGGATGCTCGCTCGCAAGCCGAGAGTGCTGTGCAACTGTTGACGTAGCCGTTGCCGGTGGTGGTGGTTACTTCCCCGGACCACCGTTGCCCCCGCACTCTGCCTTTAACACCGTAACGCGTGAATACCCTCACGCTAGTGTTAGTAGCGAACTCCCGAACGAACCACTTTGGCGCTCCAAGTTTGTAGTAAAACATGGATTCCCACTTCCGAACACCGGCGGGCTGAGTCCCGTCGTTGTTCTTGAAGTCGTTCTCGAAGGCCTCGCCGGGGGTGTGGTGCACTATGTCGGCGATCTCGTCTGCGGTCATTCCCACGCAATAGATGACTTGGTTCCCCTTGTTCTTGGGATTCTTGCGTGACAATTCCTCTGCAATGCGACGAGACAGGTAAAAGACAACGGTGCCCATGATAAGATCGTACATGTCGCCGCCTTGGTAGACGACACGTGGCTGAGCACCATCTCCCTTGATCAACACTTCTGCCTTAGCGAACACGGTCTTGTCCGTGTACCCAGGTAGGGTAAAGTCCATGCTGTCGAGCAGTGCTGCAAGACGCTCCCTCTTCACGCCGCTCATCTCATCGAGATAAGCGCAAACGGCGTCGCGGTCGAGGCGGATCTCATCCCTCTCATGGATTTTGTCCATGAGGAGATGGTGGCCGCGCACAAAGGCCTCGCCGACGTCGTCGTGCGGTTTATGGTCGCAACGTTTCTTGATCGCGTGGAGCGTATCACCCTCCGACTGAGCAACGACCTGGATAGGGACACCCTCGACGACTGGGCCCTTGATAGGGCGCGCCCAGCTTGGGGTTTCAGTGGCCTTGGTTACATTGACGGTTGGGTTGATGTTTCTGAACCTCACCTCCGTTGGGAAGTTGACAGGCGTGTTGTTGAACACGCTGCCGAACAATGGTGGGTCCTTCGAGAACGAACATTCGATCTCTCCAAATGTGATTGTCTGAGACATACTAGATGTATATATATGAAG